GATCCAACGATCACAGCTTTCAGAGACATGCGAAAAAGTAATTCTTTTGGTACATGGTATGCTTGGATAACTTATACAACATTTGTTGTTATAACAATAGTAGCATTACTTGTGTATATCGGACTTAGTGTGAGTAAAAGTTTTAGAGGTAAAAGAAGTGGTTGGTTGACTCTTGGGATATTTGTCTTGTCGCTTGCGTTTGTATTTGGATTATTGCTATTGTGGTATTTTGTCGTCTCGGACAACATGCTCACTGGTTTCGGTTACATCACGCTAGACATGGCTTTAAAAGAATCTGAAATGTCTTTACCCGATTTCATAACAGCTAGCAGATCTGGTAAAAATATGTTGGCTAATAGTTTAGCGATGATTCAAAATTTTGATTTCCATCTCGAGGCTCTAGCTAGTGCTTTGAATTTAGACAGTATTATATTTCACACCCAACCAAATAAAAGCGGAAGTTGGTCAGTTGAAATTATAGATGTTAGAAACACACCTTTTATAAAAAATGGTAAACCTGCTAAAGACGCGAAAGACTTAATTTACGAATTAGGTCTATGCGGTCAACCAATACCTGGCCCAGGTAGTTTACCTGATAAAATGCCTGGTTTGATGCAAGGACCTGTTAAACCAAGTCCAAATATTTATTTAGGATTTCAGCCAACTATGGCATGTAATTGTAACGAAGAATTAGTAAATAGCGATTACAAGAAATCTGGTGACCTCAAAAAATGCGTCTATTGTTCAAAACAAGGAGATTGGATTCCGTTGAGCAATCAATTGTGTTGATTTTCAAACTTCTTTGTTTGAAAATCAAGCGAGTAAAATTTTTAATTTAGACAATACTTCAGGCGACAGTTTTTTATTTTCCTTAACTATTTTGAATTTGACAATTAGATCACCATCTTTGTTCAATCCTTTATCTGGGATGGTGAGCATGTCATTTTGAACTATCAATTCACCTTCCTTTGTTTTATAATGTAAAATTTCACCACTTGGATGTTTTATTGTTCCCGAATGACCCAGTATCGTTTCAAATACAGATATATTAACGGTTTTTATAAGAGATTTTTCAATCACATTAAATTCTTCATGAGATTTTAAAGTAAGAGTAATTTGTAGCAATCCATATGACTTGGACTCTACATCGTAAGACCCTTGATTCTCATAATACAATACTTGTTTGTTCAGAATAGAATTACATTTAACAACAACTTTATTATCTTGTACTGTTTTTCCTTCACCACCGCATATTTTACACTTTTTTTCATTCGGTATAACTTTTCCGGATCCATTGCATTTTTCACATTTACCTAATCTTGGCAATGCTATTATACCTCCTAAATTAATATGTTGTCTTATTTGTCCGCGTCCTTTACAGAAAAAACAAACAACTGGTAAACTTCCGTCACATGTCCTACAGCCCGAGCACTCCTTGCATCTAGCAGATCTTTTATATTTAACACTAATAGATTTATCAAGACACACTTGTTCCAATGTAACTCCTATTTTATATGACATTGTGTTCATAGATTTTGTTTTAAAACTGTTTGCACCCTGAAAAAATTGATTAAAGATATCAAAAGCATTAATGTTTGTGAATTCACTCGTACCTCTATCATAATCAGCTCTACTCTGCGAATTGCTTAAAGTAGCATAAGCTTTATTTATATGCTGAAATCTTTCTTTACTAGCGGGATTTTTATTCCTATCTGGATGCCATTTTAAAGCTAATTTTCTATAGGCTTTTTTTATTTCTTCACTCGAAGCGTTTCGTGGTACACCTAGCGTCTCATAGTGATCACTCATTTTGGAATATTAATTCGTTTTTAACTCTACAAAATGAATATGATTTATAGTGCCCATAATATTAATAAATGGACGATTACAAAATTTTTTGTAGCTATTTTATAGAGAACAAGGCTCTTTTTGGTGGATTTCCAACTCAGGGGCAAGCTGACATTTTAATGAACATGGGTGTCAAATATTTTGTAGATTTAACATTCCCGTCCGAAGTACCAAAAAAGTATAATATAAATAGCGATTGTCTTTACATAAATTATCCAATACCTGATCGTAGCGTGCCTAACAATGTTACAAACTTTACAAGTTTGTTATTAGGCGTCTCCGATGCATTGGAAAATTTGAGTGAAAGTAAAAAGATTTACGTTCATTGTAAAGGTGGTCATGGTAGATCGGGAATTCTAGTAGCATGTTTAATTTATTTGCACTTTCAAAACAAAAGTACACGTGAGTGTCTTGAACTGACTAATAAAGCTCACAATGAAAGAACAGTTATGCGTGATAAGTGGAGGAAAATAGGATCTCCTCAAACAGCGCAACAAAAGAAATACGTTCACAAGTTATTCAGTGACTTGGTTTTTTTTAGATCTTTCAAAAATGGATCAACTTCTGGGTTTAGTAATTATTCTTATCATCCCGTTAATAGTCCCGGAAGTAAATTACTCCCAAAAGGTATTTTCCCCAGTTCAGAGGCTTTATTTCAAGCATCTAAAAATATATCAGATGAATCATATATTGCTAGACAACAACAAGCCAAAAATCCCAGAGTTTCTAAAACAATAGGCTCCAGAATTGCTGTAACAAATGAATGGGAAAAAAACAGATTGGAAATTATGAAAGAAATACTAACACTCAAAACTTCTCAGCATCCTGAAATTTTATGTAAACTAACCAGGACGGGTCTTAGAAAAATTATATATAATAATCGCTTAGATGATTATTTTGGTTTGGGACCTCATGGCCGTGGGAAGAATATGTACGGGAAAATATTGATGGAAATTCGCGATAAAAGGTATAGAGAAATGTCCCCCGAATTTACTAGAGCTGATATTTAAAACGGTATGAATATAAACAAATGCTACGAATAGCAACCTTTGATATAGGGAAGAAAAACTTCGCCTTTGTTGTTCATGAATTTGAAAAGAAACAATTGGAAGATACTAAAACAAAAGATGAGTTGTTTAAAATCGGTCAGATAATATTATTTGAGAATGTTAATCTAACAAAGGGATGTAAAAAGTGTTACTTAGATCCTAGAACTTTTATCAACATGACAGACACGTTGGATGAGCGGAAAGATATATGGGATACCTGTTCAGCCTTTGTTATCGAACAACAAATGTCTTTTGGTAAAAAAAGAAATACTATGGCATTGAAATTAGGACAACACTGTTATAGTTATTTTAGTATTTTTTACAGAGATTTTAAGAAAGTAATAGAATTTCCGTCTTATCACAAGACTCAAATGCTAGATGCACCAAAAAAATTCGGTAGTATAAAAAAGACGTACAAAAACGGTAACAGCAAAATGATCAAAGACAATCATAAGAAATGGAGTATACGATTGGCAACGGAAATTTTAGAGAAAAAGGGGGATGAAAAACATTTAGAAGTGCTAAATAAAATGAAAAAGAAGGATGATGTGAGTGATTGCTTGTTAATGGTGTACGCCTATATCTTGCTTGGGCGCAAAAAATAATTATCTATTTTTTTAAAATGGATAATAATGTATACAATAAATGAAAGTTTTGATGTTATTACTAGGAATTCTTCTATTAACAGGAGCTTCTGTGTTAACCTATCTATTATATGATCACAATAAATCCGATGCAGATGTACTTCAGATAGTCTTATACTCTATCGTTATACTAATAGCAATCATACTCAGTGTTTTATGTTTTGTCAACGCGTTTTCGAGACAAAATAGAGCTAGAAAATCCGGGAAGAAAAGTAAATTCCGCATGTGAGGAAATAAAGCACATTTGAAATTTCGGTCGTGATCAAAAAAAGGTAACTAGAGAATATCTTACACAAAGTTGGGGGCAATGAATGACGTTAAATTTGTAAATCTTTTGAGCAAATTATACTGAGAATTATCCCATACCACAATTTTGAATATAATCCTTAACTACCGGAATGGAAAAATTGTAATATCCCAAGTCTGCTGCCCGTTGAAGTAACTTATCATTTATCTCGTAAAATTCTTCTGTATGTCCTACGGAGTTACAAAGAGTATGTGCCAGTTCATGGATTGCAACATATGTCAGCATATTTTTATTATAATATTCACCATCTGGATCTCTCAAACACAGAGTTACATCCTTTTTATTAACAGTGTAAGATTTAGGTCCCTCTTTAATTGTTATATCATTAGCTTTGGGATGAATTTTAGAAAGTACGGCGTGTAACTCAACGATCATTGGATCCTTGTCAGTAAAATTTTCCTTTTTACGACTAGTAAGAACGACAATTAACACAATTAGAAATGTTAAAAATGCCATACCTAAAATTGTTATTAAGAAGCTGGAGAACCGCATTTATTAAGAGAAAATGATTTTCTCTCGTTTTTTTAATAAAAAACGAGATGTCAGAAGAAACCAAAGAAGAGCTTAGAAAGTATTTGAACGTTGAAAAAAATGTGGGGATTTTCAGTCGCGCTATAGATAAAATTCAGAGTGATCTCAGAGACCAAATATTATATGAACTTTGCTGTGATTTATATGCTAAAAACACCATAAAATCGTGTTATACAAAACTTCTAGAAGGAAAATACGGCTACGGTGATATAATTTTTGAAGAAGTTGAAACATTGCAAAGAGAACAAGATGAGTTTGTTACGATGCCGGCAGAAGTCGAGGAAGGTGTACTAGAATGTAAGTGTGGTAGTAAAAAGACTATTTCATTTACTCTGCAAACTAGGAGCGGGGACGAAGCAACAAGTGTGTGGGCGCGCTGTGTGTCATGTGGGTCTAAATGGCAAGCTTAAACTTTCATATAAAGAATATGAAAGTTTATTTTTTATTGGAAGATTTCTTCCCGGAATTTAATTTTTTATTAATTGCCACGCGTTTATTATGACTATGAATGAACCATACAAAAAGAAGTAATAAGGCTATAATACCAGCGACTAGTACAACAATTTGAACAATTTCTCTATTTTTCCGGGCCTGTTGATCCGGATCATCTGGATCATCTGGATCATCTGGGTATTGATTATCGGGTTTTTTAGTCATATTCAAAATTATCAACGCTGTCGCAGCTATGACTATTAACATCAATATCGTAATTAACGTAATTCCAATCCATTTATAAGTGTTATAGTGGACATCTGATAGAACTAAGGTAACTCCTTGTCTTGATATAATGTAAATTAGAACTGAAAATATGATTAAAACCAATGCGAAAAGGGTTAAAACCATTGGCCAATCAGTTCCGAAAGCACTTGATAATGTTTGCGGTATGGATTCCATTCTCTCTTTTGAAGCAAGATTATTTTGTACAATATCTTTATTTGTAGATGTGTAGTATGTTATACCAGCTATCCAAATAGTTATAACTATAGCAAATCCTATGTAAGATGCTATGTTTGAACTATGATTCGTATTTAAATCTGTACTCATTTATTCATAACAGTTTTTCATATATTTTATGAAAAACTAATTTTCGAGCATATTGTTTAGAAAATTATATATATCATCAAATCGAAGTGATTCTGCTAACAACAAACTTTTTTCGTTACAATATTCTTCGAGCTTTATTCCGAACGCGCTAGTAGCTTCTATAAGTCTTAAATCTTGAGGCACTTCTTCCTCGATTTCGATTTCTTCTGGTTCTTCGTCTTCACTTGACATTTTATATTCCATTACATACATTTAGATGACTTATTGTAAATTATCCTGCAAAACCGGTCAAATATAGCTTTACTTTTTGTATTAATTTTGAATTCTTTTTTAGATAATTCTATATCAAGTAATCCAAAAAGATCATCTAATTCTGGTAAATAACGGTCTTGCCATTCTTCGAATGTTGGAGTTGGTTTAACTTCTTCCTCTAAAATATTTGATCTAAATCGTGGGTTACTCCATTTTTTCTTTGGTGCTAACGATACTTCTTCTGGTTCAGTATATTCTGTAACATTATCAGGTATGTCTTCGATATCTACCTCTTTAGCGACTAACGATGCCCAGGACATTTAATTTATTGTTCGCATTTTTTAAGCGTCAATAACACCTTGTGGAGTTTCATCTTCATCTTGCTCTAACAAATCGGTGTCGTCTTCCGTGCCTGTTTCAGTTTCTACATTGTCGTTTTCCGAACCATCTTTTTCTTCCGAAACATCTTTTTCCGCTTTGGTATTATCTTCTTCCGTTGATTCTTTTGTAGTTTCGTTATTATCTAGTTCCAATAACTCCTCGGCTAAATCTTCGTCGTTCACAGGATCACGAACGACTTCTTCTTCTTGTATTTCTACTTCGTCTGGTTCTCCGACAATCATACTAGACATCATAGGAGCCATCATTGACATTATTGATTCCAGTGGATTTCCTCCACGGGGTTTTGGGGGCTCCTGAGATTGCTGTTGGGGTTGCTGCTGTTGCTGTTGTTGCTGTTGGGGTTGTTGTACATGATCCGGTAAATTTTGCTTAATCTGTTGCACACGTAAATTAACTCTTTGTCTACATTGCTCTGGCTGAAAGCGTACAACTTCTTGAAGTACTGCTTCTAATATTTGATTTTTTTGTCTTTCTTGTGCCAAAGCATTCTCTAGATTATCTACTCTGGAGTTTAATCTATTCATTTTAGTTATCAAATAGACAGATATAGCTCCTATAATCACAGCTTCTACTACCATATGAATAATTTGAACTTTCGTAAATGACATGTTTTCAAAAACATGTCATTTTTTAAGCTATCTAGAAAACTGATACAAAATTCCATCCAAGATGTGAAAATAACTTACGACATATTTCGTCATGATATGATTTTCTTTCAACTGTTTTTAAAATATTGAATTCGGAAATATCACATGGAAATTTATACCGGGTTAATAATTGATACAATACGTACTGATTGTTGATGAAATTTTTACGGTTTAATTTTATTCCACCACCTTCAAAATTATCTTGAAAGATTTTCTCATAAGTCTCGACTAGCTGATCAAAATCCGAAAGAATTTTAGATTCTAGATGACTAATATCTGGTGGCTTTTTACCCGTTAGTGTATAATGTATTAATACAGCGTCTTCGTAATGTTTGCTATATCCCGTTTCTCTCAAGAATAACAATACATGATCTTTTGTAATTTTGGCAAATTTTTCATTTCTATTACGAGACTTGATTAGTAATCCATGTAGTTCGAATTGTTTTTCAAGAGCGTCGTAAACTGCTTGGGATATTGAGCTATTTTGTTTTCCTTGATATTGATTCATACAGTCTCTGAAATGAATGCGTTTGTCATATGTATATTTAGATCCAACATTCACGCGTTCTACGTCTTTATATGACGAGGATGAGGCAGCAAGCTGAACCTCTTTACCACAATTAGTGCAAACAGAAAATCCATCAACATCTATTTTTTCGACAGTTTTGTGGCAATTTTCACATATAGTCTCTGATTTTTCTGTAATAACCACCGGAATACCCTTTGATTTATATTTTTTAATGATGTTCAGGTATTGTTTAACTAAAATTATTTTTTCCTCATCTGGTTCTTCAACTGTTCCCATGAATGATACTTTTTTAGGTTTTCGTAATATTTTTTCGTAATTATTAATTATCTCCGCTGTTTCCATTAAGTAAAAATTTTGTGTTCTTTTCGATTCAATGTCATCAATTTTTTTCGCGAATTGTTCTTGTGTGCTTGCTATCATCGCGCGAGTACTATGAAGAAGTTGAGGATTCTCGAGGATTGTATTTAGTGTTTTGCATTTATTTTTAAACTCTTCTAGTTGGTCATTATCGTTTGCAAAATCTTCGAGAATTTTTCGATGTAATTCCAATATATCGACCTCATTCTTCGACATTTTGAATAACTTCTTCCTATTTAAGTTTTAATTCCGTTAGCGGTAGATTAACGATCTATAGAAACATAAATTCTATAGATCGTTATTCGAAAAAAAAAATTATAAATTTTTTCTTGGTCCTAATAAACAATGGCATCTTTATGTTCTTCTAATCTTACCTCAGGTTTCATCGATCTTGCTACGTACGACGAGCAAGAGAAATATATGTATGGTGGTCGCGCTGCGACGGCCTACTTTGTCCGCGAAACTCGCAAGTCCACCTGGTTCACTCAGGTTCCTGTTGTCTTGAGTAAATGCAGTGGATCCCCAGCTTTCGGCTCTGAATGGTCTGTTCAGATTTCCCGTGCCGGTGATTACTTGCTTCAGACTTGGCTTCGTGTCGAGCTTCCTGAAGTGTGCATTACTTCGGATGCACCGGTTGCCGACTCAACCCTTATCGGTTGCTGCGCTGTCCGCTGGACTCGTAACTTGGGTCACGCCCTTATCCGCGAGGCTTGCTTGACATTTAACGATCTTGTCGCGGCCCGTTTCGATAACTACCACCTTGATTTCTGGGCGGCTTTCACCACCCCGGCTTCTAAGCAGAACGGTTATGACAATATGATTGGTAACATTGGTCAGCTTGCTGGTCTTGGTAATGTGCACGCGCTCCCAGCTGCTGTGCTTAACATTCCTCTGCCATTCTTCTACACTCGTGATAGTGGTGTTGCTCTGCCAACCGCTGCTCTTCCGTACAATGACATGCGTATTCAGTTCACTTTCCGTCGTCTGAACGAGCTGTTGATCGCCGATTGCTGCCAGCTTCCAGTTGCCAATGAACCGGCCAACAATAACGGTAATCTAACTCAGGGTAGCGCGGCCGCAGCTGCACAGGGAGCAGTCGCTTACGGCTCTATGCAGTCGACGTGCCTGAACGCGAACAGCTTGAACCAGCTGGCCGCTCAGTACGCCTCTGCTGGAGGTTTGCCTGCTGTTGTTCCTTACGTTGCTCAGCGTCCTGCAGGTCAGGGTGTTGGTCAAAACTCGAACCTGAACTTGCAGTTCGGTATCGCGAACGATGCGTCGGTGCAGCAGCCTAACTGGCGCTTCTGTAATGGTGCCGAGCCAGCCCTTGGCGCTGTGTCTGTGTGGGCTAACTACGCTATTGTGTCTAACGATGAGCGTAAGCGCATGGCCTGTGCTCCTCGCGATATTCTTATCGAGCAGGTGCAGACAGCTCCTCCTTGCGGTTTCAACCCTCGCAATGTTAACACGCCAGAGCAGTACGACATCCGTTTCTCGCATGCCATCAAGTGCCTCTTCTTCGCTGTCCGTAACAAGACTCTTCCTTGCGAACACGGTAACTACACCACGCACCCAGCTCTTCCAGTGCTTCAGTGTCTGAGTGGTGCTAAGAGTGGTACGCTTATTACGACCGCCAGATCTTTTGATCCGGTCGCGGCGGCCTCCTTGCTGTACGAAAACACCTATCGTCTCGCCAACATGGGTTCGGACTTCTACTCTCTGGTGGAGCCGTACTACAAGGCACCGACGATTCCGGATAAGACGGGTTACCACATGTACTCGTACTCGCTGGACTTCTTCAACCTTGATCCGATGGGTTCTACCAACTACGGTAAGTTGACCAACGTTTCTCTGTACGTCAACCCATCCCAGGCAGCTGTTGAGGCGGCTCTTGAGCCGAACTGCAACAACGTCACTGGTGAGTCCACCGCCAATGCTGGTGTGCAGTACACTTCCTCATGCTCTACGTCGGTTCCTACCAACGTCGTCTCGACTGGTGGTCAGTACTCTGCAGGCGAGATCTCCACTCTGGAGGATCAGTCCTCTGTGAACAATGTTCGCTACTGCCAGGCTCAGACATTCGAGTTTGTCGTCACGGCTGTGAACAACAACATTGTCCGTATTTCGGGTGGTGCTCTTGGTTTCCCAGTGCTCTAAATGCAAACTTTTTACAAATTATTTTTCATATCATATTTCATCATGAAATATGATTTCCGATTACTCATAATCAGTTTAAGTTTTTATCAGCGTTTCATAAAATTATAGTAAGTATAAATGAGCGAACTGGTCGAAAACGATACACCAAATTCATCGGTTGATGAACCTCTTTTATCTAGAAT